GGTAACATTTGAAAATCTTTCATTGCAACGTATGCTTTTGCAAGATTGTTTTTACCCCAGTCTTCACCCATAGAGTGACGTGGTAAAGCATTCTGATCCAACATGATAACTGTACCTAGCTCATCAATAAGGATGTCTGATATCTGATTGTTTACAAGATTGTATCCAATTTGAAATGGTTTCATCTTATCAACCAATGCTCTTGATGTACTATTTCTATCATGGAATATAGATCCTTCAACAGGTAACTTACAACCATACAATGTGCTATCACCTTTAAACTGAAACTTAAGAGGTTCAACATTTAGATACAATGGTTTGAATCCCATGTTATCATTGTTACCATAGAATGAAGGTCTATTAGGACCAATCTTAACACCACCCCATACCTGATTAATCCAGATCCAGTCTATATGATCACCATAAATTAAAGTGTCTTTTGTTTTCTTTTTAAGAACAGTGTTATCATATACAGGCTTTTCAGTAACCTTATAGTTCTCATCAACAATAGTTTGATGTGCCATACCATTCTCATCAATCTTTGTCAAATGCCCAAGCATTCTTTGAGATTTCCAATATGCTGTAGTAACACGTAATAAAGAGTAGTTACTAAAGTCCATTAAATCTTCAGACTCATTAAGGATTCTATAAATAATATCATCTCCTGTATTAAGTACAGCATCTCTATGTGCAATAAATTGTCTCATACCTAAAGAAGGTCCTTCAACATTCCAGTCATGAGATCTTGTAGAATCATAAAATGATCCATCATTCTGAACACCTGGTAAAGCATAACCTGCAGATTTTACAGGATAGATTGCTTCAAGTTGTTGCATCTGATCTTTATCCATAAGGTAACCATATCTATCAACGATATCAGATATAGTCATTAAGTCTATTCTTCCTACCCAGTTAGATTGTGATACATATCTTGCTTCAGGAGATTTATGATAGAATGTAAGAACAGGGTTCCATACCTCTACATCATAATCATCTTCATTTAATTTAAAATGCCAGAACTCTCTATCAGTAATAAGCATATCTCTAAACGCCATGTTCTCTAATTCTTTCATATAGAATCTTTCAGAGTCAACAGCATGTTGATGACCTGCCCATTGCTCAACCATTGATCTATAATCTTTTTTAAAGAATTGCTCAATTTGTGGAAGAGTTTTAATACTCTCAGGGGACATCATTTGTTGTACTTGTTCTGCTTGTTTAGGATCTTCAGGGTTAAGTCCCATCTTTGCAATATTTTCTTGCATAGCTTGTTCACCATATGAAACAAGAGTTTCCTCAATCATTGCACGTTTTTTATCAAGCATCTCATTAAAAGATGTATCATCTACAGCTCTGTATGTAATCTTATCATTTCTTTTAGCAAACTCACCTGTAAGAACATTAATTACATTAGGGATAATAGGAAAAAACTTTAACTCAAAAGCTGATACATCCTCTTTTGTAAGAGTATCAATAAGTTCTGAATACTCATTATCTTCTTCAACAATGTAATCTGATTTGTCAATTATACCATTTGCAAGTTTGTAGTTTTTTAACAATCTACGCGCATTACGTCTGATTTGTTTTAAACCCTGCATTTCTAACCAGTCAAGATTCCAGGCTCCCCATTGCTCATTTTTTTGAGAAGCAAGTAAAAACTGAATAGGCTGGGTAAGTGTACCCATTCTATTATATTCTGTAGTTGCACCTGATTTTAGTTGTAGTGCATTATATAATTTTGGCATAACTATGTATGTTTTTTATTTCAAGTTTCTAAATGAGTTGCGAGGCTTTTTCATAGCAGCGTTTTGAGAAGTATGATTAGTACTACCCATATGCCTGAAAGGGTTCATTTTTAATTTACCATAATTATTTGATTTTTGCAAATTATCATCTTCTCTTTCAGTACGTTTAGCATATCCTCTATTGGATTCTTGAACTTTAGCAAAGGCAACCATTGCACAAAATGCAACAAGTCTATCCACGTTCAGTCCATCTCTATAAGCTTGCATTTCTTTAAGCAACATAATATCAGGAATCCTTTCTACACCATGTGTAGTTTTTACAATAGTACCATCAGGTTTTGTCTCATGATCTAATTCTTCTTCAATAAACTGTTGAGCATATGATATTAAGTTTCCTTTAAATAATGTACCTACGTTTCTCCAACCATATTCTTGAAATACATTGGTGTTACTTTGAAGTTCTTTTAAGAATAAAATCTGACTTTTAGGTACCAAGTATTTTTGTTTACGTTTAGCAATCATGTACTGAATAAACAAAGATATGTTATTCTCTACAATAGTCCACGCATTATACCACTCAATAATCATTTCTAACCTCTCATGTGTTTTGTTAAGGTCATCAAATCTACCACACCATGCAGCAACAATCTTATCTCTTTCAATTGATGATTCTATGCTACCATCTGCTTTATGTTTTGTAATTTCTTGTGCTGTTTTATAAACGTATATGGAACATAGTGAGTCTGAGGTAGTTGTCTTTCCTTCTGCAACAGGGTCAATAGATGCATAGTAATGTCCAAACTGAGCATCTTTATTTGGGCGTTCCCATACTACAAGTACACCTTCTTTATGTTCAGTTCTTGGAGATATAGGAAATTCTGATATAGGAATTCTGTTTGAATTTTTAGCAACTATTTGACCAGTTTCACTTCTACTTAATTCTAAAAATTCTTTATAGTAAGCATTGTCTTCTATCCTTCTCATTTGTGCAGTAACTAGTCCAGGATTAAACTTAGATACTTTTCTACTTGCAAAAGCTTCTTTAATGTTAATAGGCTTTTGAGAAATACGTAATTGGTAATCTTCAGGATCCAATGACTTTTTCCAAATAATTCTTTCTGCAAGAATCATCTCTAAAGCTTTTTCTACCTGAGAATTACCAAAATCATCTATACAAGGTTTCATTGACCATTGCTCAGGTATGAACAAAGCTCTCATTCCTATCTCACCTGTTTCATCTATAAGGTTAGTTTCAACTGCAAGTACATCTTTACTTTCAGGATTATCTAACATTTTACGTAAAGGTTCACATTGATCTAAATCCCCCACAGAACCTGCTGCAACAAACTGCCCTGTATAAATCATACCAGATTTCATAGCAGGTAATAAGTACTCTATTGTTTGATTCATTTTAGGAGCAATACCTGCCTCCTCATGAAAGAAAAACGTACAGGGACCCCCTACACCATTTGTAGGATCTTTGTCCAAAATAAGACCTGTAATTACAGATTTTAAACCTATATCTCTTTTTCTACCACCTTGGTTAATTTCAATCTTTTGTTCCCAGTTAAAAATCTTATCAGGAGTACAAGGTCTATACCAAGCAGTGTATGTGTTTAAAAAGTTTCTATATTCCTCTAGGAAACGCCAAGTACCTTTCTCACCAATATAGTCTTTTAAAGATCCAGCCATCTTATTGATGCTACCTTCTTCAAACCAAAAGTAATTAATCATCTTGGCACCATGATAGTAACTAGATGCTATCTGACGTTTCTTTAATATAGCAGCATGTTTGTAACTGTGCTTACCTAACTCTTCATATAATGCCATATGGTATTGGGCATCCCTTACATCAGCAAAACCAAACTTAGAAATCTCTTTATTATAGATAGGAAGAAAGTTTAACCACATGTAGTAATCACGTGGTAAGTACCAACTATTTTTAGCATTCTTAAATATTACACCTTTTCTACATTTTTCTTTTTCTGTATCCCAGTATATAGTGTAGTCTTTTGAACGCATTGGAGCATAACAATATACCTTGTTATTTTTATCAAACAATACAGCTTGTTCATTAAACTTTAAAGAAGTTTCATCAAATTCATATTTGCCAGGTTCTTTAAACATAGTCCACATAAACTCAACAAATTCTTCTCTAGTTGTAAAATCTGTGTGTGACCATAGATTAGTAACATCATCATATGTTGGTATTGATATATACATTATGATTTATCTAATTCAAAATGATGTAGTTGACTTATCACTTTATGAAACAATTTATTTTTGTACATAGGATATTTAGGTTCTGAACCATTCCAGTAAGCGTTATGATCTTCTTTATGAAATGCTGTCCACTGTCCTGCATATGAGTTATAATGAAATAACCAATCATATAGTTGTTGTTCTATTTTCATAATTACATTTGATCATAAGCTACGTTTTGACCACCCCTTACAGAAGACTTTTGTTCTTCCATAAGATCTTTATAAGCACCTCTAAATGAGAGTCTTATCTGTTCAAACTTAGCAGCAGCATTTACAATTGAGTTTATATTTCCATCTCTACCAGCAGTTATCTCACTAGTTTCCATGTAACTTGCAAGTTTATCTAGCATAGTTTTGATACCCATGTACGCGCGAAATGTAGGAGTTTGGTAAAGCTTTTCACAAAACTCTTTAGCCTTAATGACAACATCATCTTCCAAACTAAAAGTGATAGACAACTGCGAAATAATAAGTTCTTCTTTTTCATGTTCTTGTATGTCAAAAAATGGGTTAAGATCAGGATTTGGACAAGTCATGTAAAACAAATAAGCATAAACATTATTATAATCTTCTGGGTAACAGTCCATTATAATAGCAAGGTCTTTCAATGTGTGACAATGCTCTGTAGGTACAACTGTACCATTATGTATATCAAATAATTTTACCATTACTTTTTCTTTACTTTATCTTTATTATTCTCATACCATTTCAATAATGCAATGACTTCATTTTTTAAGTAAGGCATTTCATATACTTCAATGTCTCTAATGATTGGTTCTCCTTCTGCAGATAATTCTGTTATAGGGTAACCAAACTCATCTGTTTCTTCTTTTTCATGAAAACTAATATGATGAATAATAAGCTTACCTGGTTTTAAGTTAGGGTTGTGCTTCAATATAATATACATATAAATACTTAATTGTAAGTTATAGTGATTTAAATTACAATCATCTAGATGCGCAACTGGTCCCAGCATTTTTTTTGATACACCTTCCCAATTTACAAAAGAAGTCTTATCAATCTTTTTGTTTGTTTTGTAATCAGTAATATGTACAGTATCATTCACGACTTCAACCAAATCAGATTGACCACATATACCTGCTGATTTTAAATAAACCATGTGTTCAGGATATATACCATTAATCAACTTTTGTAAAGGTGCCAGTTTTTTACCATTACCATCTAACAAAGGTTTAATAACAGGAAGTTCTACATCATGTCTTACAATAGTTTGACATCCAATGATGTCTTGTTCTCTTTGATCATGATACCAGTTACCTAAATTACAAGCTCTATCAGCTTCATTTTTCCAAGCTTGCTGAATATCTTGTATACTCATGCCTTTCCACTTATTTGTTTTCTTTTGATTTTGAGAACATTTAGTTGCAATTGCCAGTGAATCAAAGGGTTGCTTTAATGCACCAAGTAAAGTGGTAACTGATACCCATTTAGTTTTATCTTCTGGATCTATTGATACGTATGAATGCGTATCTGCTTCAAATATTATTGCCATTGTTGTTGTTTTTAATTATTTATTTATTATATAATTCTTCATGATATTGTGTCCACATTACCATAGGTATTCTATAATATTCAGAATCATTAGGAATTGAAATTTCACCTGTATCATAATGATTAAATGCAGGATGATAATTAGGATTCTTTTTAAACCAAATAGCAGATGCTTTTTTGATTTTAGAATACCATTCTTCTTTTTTTTCTTCTGTCACAACTAGTTATTTAATTGGTTATTAATAGCGTCTTCTTCTTCTTGTGAAACTTCACCCATCCAAAAGCCTTTAGGGCAATTAGAAGAAAGGGATCTTGTTTTTAACTTTAAAGAACATCCACACTCTGAGCAACAAGGTTGTGTGCCAGGTACTGCACATTTTGCACCAATAGTATCTATAAACTCACAAGAATTGCAAATCTCTTTTCTATAAAATGCAATGTCTTCTACATGTTCTTTTTTAAAAATGTTATTCATAACACCTTCTGCAATCTGACCACGACTTTTCCAAATTTTAATTAAGTTTCCCATCTCTATATATTTGTTTTTTTAAATTTACATCTTCTTTTCTAACAGTCTCCTCTGCCATCTTCTCTTGTAATTGTGTAAGTCTCTCTATTTCAGCACGTTTCTGTAATATTAACTCATACGTCTGAACAGAGATATCTGTGTCTTGTTCAATCTTTGCTACAAACCTTTGATGTTTTAAAATCATTTGTTCTAAAGATTTTCTTTTTACAACAAATGTTCCTAATCTAGGAATAGTTACTGAGTGATGATCAGCAAGAGATAACTTTTTTTGAACTGTTTGATAGTAATATGACACTACATCATCCACTACATCTCTAGATATATTAAGTTGCAAAGCTGTTGCATCTATTATGTACTTACGCTTTACTGGTTTCAACTGCTAAATAATTATAGTCTAACAATATGTTACCTTTAGATTGTACTTCAATATCAGGATTTAAAGCAATAACTTTTCTACCTGTTTTAGATTTTACAATTATGTTTCGTTTTTCTAACTTAACAATTCTATTTCTAATGTTCTGCGCGCGTGTAGATAACTCTTCAGGCAAAGACTCAGGATATATTACCTTTGCAGCAGATGCACAAAAGCCTCCTAATTCAAGAGGTCCCCACATTACAAGTAATGTAAGTATTTCTAAATCAGAAGGTATTAAGTATTCTTTTTTAAAAAACAGTATTTCTGTTAAGAGTTGGTATCTGACTATATCAGGTGTTGACAACCTCAACTTTTTATTAATTTTCTTTACTTCCATTTCTCTTCTTAATGTTGGTTAATTCATTCATTAACTATTATATTAGCTATTAATGCATGATTTATCAATCATTAGCTAACATGTTAGTTATACTTGTGGAGGTGAGGGGAGTCGAACCCCTGTCCAGATCTACTTTCATTAATACAATTTATACAGCTTTTGTCCCCATACTTATTTAAAGAGTCTACAGGCGCACTCTAGGGTCTACTGTAAAGTAAACAATTCCACCAGAATGTTTTTAAAGGAATCATACAAACCTTCTATGGCAAATTTAACCTCTTGCCAGTGTTGAGGTAATCACCTATTCTTTGGTTAGGCAGCCACAGCTAGTTCTACTTCATAAGAAGCTTCTTCTTGTGTATCATCTCCTAAAAGATTAAATACTACTTTCATGTTAGCTTGTACTTGGGCATTCTCTTTTGTGTTTCCATTTAAAATGATTCACCTTAGTTTTATACAGTTATCTCTCTGTGCTGATTGTACTAACTATTGGTAACCTGTCAAAACCAGTCACCCCCATTTTAACGTCTATCTAAAGATATGTTTTTACAAAATCTTACTTCCTTATTATTCAGTGTCCAGATTTCACCATTGTCCATTGCACAGGTAAATAGCAAATCATGTTCTTGTGAGTAATCAATAACTAAAAAAGCATAACCTTCCATATTGTCAGATACTCTTTTAATTGGGATCATAGGATTTAATTGTAACATATCATTAAATTTAGTAGCGTGTTGTGGATTTGAACCACCCCTCTAGGTTTATGAGACCTGTATGCAACCATTTACACCTTCACGCAATTTTGTAGTTTTTGAATACCCCCAGAACTACTAACTGTGCTAACCTACGATTTAGAGAGCATCCACGCCAACATACTCTTTTTAAGGAGATATCTGTAATCTCTGTCTTCGATACTTACTAGTGCACTAGCAGAGGTCTAATTACCAAACAATTGCAATGTCGTAGTCTGACACCATCAATCTCAATGCTCCATCAACCTCTAAGATCTCAGCATTTTGTAATGCAGATGTTGAAAGATATACTTTATCGCCTACCTTATACTTAGTAACTTCTTCTCCTACAGCGTATATTTCTAAATTTGTCCAACTTTTCATAGCGTCTGCATCTAATGATGCGCTTGCTTCTGGAGACAACTCAATAAGAGATTCTTTTCTTACAGGTTTAGTAATAAGGATTCTTCTTCCTTCTAGTGACTTGAATGATTGTGACATAATTATCTATTAAAGGTTAATGCTTTTACTGTTGACATCTGTGCATCTACAATCTTCATGATTGCACTATCTATAAGTTTACCATGCATAGGTGCAATTTCTCTGTTATCAAAACTGTTTGCTAATGCGTCAATTAAACCTGCACACATCATTTTAACAGTATCTACTTCAGGTATACCTGATGGGTTAAAACTTACCCCAGCTAACTGTTGACCAAATGTCAACTCTTCTGTTGTTTTTTCTTCTGTACTCATTATTGTTTTTTTAATTTTTTTACTGGTACTTCATTTGCAGGATCAACTTCAGATTGTGGTTGAGCCTCTGCAGCATTGTTACTGATACCAATAACATCTCCTACTTTAATACCTTGTTCTGCTAATTCAGGATTATTATCCATATCTTCTTGTGATACTACATGTTCAATCATACCTTCAGGCATCTGATCAGCAGAAGCTTGTGGTCTTGGTGATGCAAAATGTGCTTGTTTAGCAACAGCCTCAGCTCTACGTGCATCAAACTCTGCAGTAATTGCTAACAATTCAGCAAGGTCTTTTCTTAAACCTGCAATCTCAATTTGTTCAGCATAAAATTTTAATACTTGTTCTCTAGTTGGAACTTTTTGTTCTGTTGTTTCTGTGCTCATAAATATGTTTATTAAATTTAACATTACAAATATAGAAAGAAAAGTTTAACTTTTACAAATTTATTTTATATTTGTATTATTAATTAATAAATATCTTTAAAATTATGAGTATAGAAGTTTTAAAATTTTACGCTGAGTGGTGTGCTCCATGTAAGATACTTTCTCAAAGACTTGAGAATAAAAAATTGACAGGGATCAACATAGAAGAAGATCATCTAACTGCAATTAAATATGGTGTCAGAAAAATTCCTGCTTTAGTTTTTTTAAAAGATGGTGAAGAAGTTCGCAGATCTGCAGGTTTAATAACTGAAGAACAATTTGATGAGATCCTTAAAGAGTTGAATACTGATACATCAGAGATCAATGTAGAAGCTGAAGTAATAACACAATCTAAAAAAGAAGAATAATATGCCTATAATTGTAAGATGTAAGTATGACTACGGTCAAATTGTTTATGTAAGAACAGATGTTGACCAATATCCAAGACAGATAATTGGTGTACAAGGTAC